CCGACTACACAGCGGTTGTCGAGGTAGCTGCGGATGATTGGCGTGCCCCGGTGTCGGACCTGATCGCAGGGACGTACCCTGACGGTTTGGGGACGCCGTGTGATCCGCCGCCTGAGCCGCCAGTGTGATTCGGTGCGGCTCGCTGACGCATACGGCGAGTACGCCGAGCCGAAATGGCCGAACGAGTTGCGGTGCGGCGAATGCGGCAAACTCCTCGCCGAGCTAGTCAACGCACCGTTCCGGGTGATGTGCCCGAGATGCCGCAACGTCAACGAACCTTCTTCATAGACCGCCACCACGGCATCTTCTACACTGCCGTCTAGTGCGCTGAGTCGCCTTGTGCCCCGGTGGCCCCCCTGACGGGTGGACACCCATGCCCGCAGGGAGACCAATGCCACGATACGTCGTCACCGGAGGACGCAGCGGCGACGCCGGGATCAACATCGGCGCGGACCGATACGAGCCGGGCGATCACGTCGAAGCGTCAGCGAAGAAAGTCAAATGGCTTGTCGATGACGGCTACCTCGCCCCTGCTGGTACCCCGACCGAAGCAGACGAGGAGTAGATCATGCCGACGTTTCACCACGGCAAAGGCTCGAAGGTGTATCTCGACGAGTTTGACATGTCGGCGTACCTGAACTCGTCCGACGTGACCCACACGCAAGACACCGCTGAGACCACAGCGTATGGTGCGTCATCTCGGGCGTACATCGCAGCGTTGGCTTCCGGCACGCTGTCGTTCGCCGGGTTGATCGACGCAACCGACACGGCAGGGACATCTGATAAAGAGTTCGAGGCGATCCTCGGATCAGCGACGCATCCGCTCCTGACCGTCGAGATCGAATCTGGGACGATCGGCAACCGGTCGATCATCGCCAGAGCGAACGAAACGTCGTACACGATGGCGTCACCGGTCGCAGATGTCTCGTCGTTGACCGCCGATTTCCAGTGCTCCGCTGATCCGACGAACAACGTCGAGTTCGGTGTGGCGTCTGCTGTGCAGTTGACGACCGGCGCGTCGATCGCGTTCGGGTCGCTCGGCGATCTCGCTTCGGTCGATAACGCAGCGGCGAGCGCGAACGGCGGCGCAGCGATCCTGCACGTCCCGGCCAACACGGTCGACGGGAACACGACGATCAAAGTGCAGCATTCAACTGACGACGCGGTGTGGGCCGATCTGGTCACGTTCGCTGCTGTTGGTGCGTCGACGATCACATCAGAACTGTCCGCCGTGACGGGCACTATCAACCGCTACCTGCGAGTCACGGCGAGCACCGCAGGCACATCAGGAGCGATCACCTTCGCGGTGTCGTTCGCCCGCTTCTAGGAGGAGCACACAATGCCAACATTCACTACCGGCAAGTCCGCTGTCTTCAAGATCGACGACACCGGCGGAACCGAACGGACGATCAGCGACGTCTTGAACAGCGTCGATTTTCCTGAGACAACGGACACAGCCGAGACAACTGCGTTCGGTGCCAGCTCACGCAGCTACATCGTGTCGTTGGAGTCCGCGACGATCTCGATCTCCGGCATGTACGACGCGACCGTTGACGGCTACTTGAAGGGCGGTGCCGAACCGGCGAGCCGTTCGTTCGAGTATCAGCCGACTGGCACGTCGGGCGAATCGAAGTACACCGGCGAGTGCATCCTGACGAACTATTCACTGTCTAGCCCGGTCGGTGATGTCGTCACGTTCTCCGCTGACTTTCAGGTCACTGGGCCGGTAACCCGCGGAACGGTCTAATCGTGAAGTCCACCGCGCACGCTCCGCTGGTCTGTAGCGTGCGCGGTGAACCCACGACAGGAGAACAACATGCCGAGCATCCGAGATCGAATCAAGAACGCTGAGGACGGATCGTCAACGACGATCACGATTCCCGAGTGGGATGACGTGACGTTGAGAGTTGTGTCGATGTCGGCGGGGCAACGCGCCCAGATTTTCGATGCGATGCAAGCGAACGACGGGAACATGCCGCTGGAGTTGTTTTGGCGGGTATCGCTGATCTCATGCGTGCTCGACCCTGACACCGGCGAGCGGGTGTTCAGCAGCGACGACGCCGACTGGTTGCTGGCCGACAAGTCAGCGGATGTGATCCAGCGCATCTCGGAGGTGTGTTTGCAGGTGTCGGGCATGACCGAAGATGCGGTTGATACGGCGGGAAAAGGCTCCTCGGGTTCGGGCGAGTAAATCGTGAACGGCGCGTCTACTTCTCGCTCGCCCGTGACCTCGGCATGACCGTGACGGAACTGCTGGAGCGGATGCCGTCAGCCGAACTAACTGAGTGGATGGCACTCATCCAGATCGAGAACAGCGAACGAGAACAAGCCGAAGCGAGAGCAAAGGCGAAACGAAAGTAGACCCGCATGGCGGTCGTTGAAGTAGTCGAAGCGAAAATCACAGCCGACACGTCACAGTTCGATCGTTCAATGAACCGCGTGAAGGGTTCGTTCACTGATGTCGGCGCAGCAGCGGCGCGTGGAATGGGGGTTGCTGGCGCAGCGGTAGGGGCCGGTGCGGCAGTGGCTGCGGGTAAAGGCATCACTGCGTTCGCCGGGTTCGAGACGTCGATCAGCGAAGTGTTCACGCTGATGCCGGGCATCACCGACAAGGCGATGGCTGACATGAGCGACGACATCAAAGACTTCTCGAAAGAGATGGGTGTCGCCACGAACGAATCCGTCCCGGCGCTGTATCAGGCGATCTCGGCGGGTGTGCCAGCGAACAACGTGTTCGACTTTTTGGAAACGGCGCAGATGGCAGCGGTTGGTGGCGTTACTGATCTTGAAACAGCCGTCGACGGTATCTCATCGGTTGTGAACGCCTACGGCGAGGATGTCGTCAACGCAAGCGAAGCATCTGATCTGATGTTCACGGCGGTCAAACTCGGCAAGACCGATTTCGAGCAGCTATCACGGTCGATTTTCCAAGTCGCTCCGATCGCCGCGTCGATGGGCGTCGGGTTCGGTGACGTGTCTGCTGCGCTCGCTACGTTGACGGCTCAGGGCGTGCCGACGTCTGTCGCTGCGACGCAGATGAAAGCGGCGGTGTCGGAACTCGGTAAAGAAGGCACAACAGCGTCCGAGGCGTTCGAGAAGTTCACTGGTAAGACGTTCAAGCAGTTCATTGACGGCGGCGGCAACCTCGTCGACGCGTTCGTTGCGATGCAGGACGGCGCTGATGAGATGGGCGAATCGGTGCTTGATTCGTTCGGGTCGATTGAGGCAGGGCAAGCGGTTCTAGCATTGACCGCAGACGGCGGCGAAGCGTTTGCGTCTGCGTTGGGGGAGATGGACACGGCGGCAGGCGCGACCGAGACAGCGTTCACGACGATGGAAGAAAGCGTGTCGCGTGATTTCGACAAACTGAAAGCGTCGCTGGAGGTGCTTGCGATTGATCTCGGCGAGAAACTCGCACCCGCCGTGTCATTCGTGATCGGATTCGTGCAGGAACTTGTTGATGCGTTCGGTGAGGGCGGCCTAGCTGGCGTTGCGACGCTGCTGCGAGAGAAGCTCGCACCGGTCGAGGAATGGATGAAACGCAACAAGCCGATCATCGGTGCAGTGGCGGTTGTTATCGGGGCGGTGATGGTCGGGGCGGTGTATTCGCTGATCGCAGCGTTCGTGGCGCTGCTGTCACCGTTCGTGCTCATTACTGCGGCAGTTGCTGCGCTTGTTGCAGGGTTTATTTGGGCTTACGAGAATGTTGAACTGTTCCGCACGATTGTTGACACCGTTGTCGGTTTAGTCGTCGCGTACTTCCAGTTCCTCTACGACCAAGTGAGCAGCAACCTCGACGGCGTGATCGGATTTGTAACTGATCTGATCGGGTTCTTCGTTGACCTCGGCGACGACGCAGCCGCAGTCGCCGAAGTCGTTGCTGGCGTTGCTGTTGACATTTTCGACAAATGGAAAGAGTACTCCGGCAAGGTCATGGAAATCCTCGGCGTCTTTTTCGATCCGCTACTCGACGCAGCGAAAACCGTGTTCAATCTCATCGCTCGCGCATGGAACTCAACCGTCGGCGGGTTCGGGTTTTCGGTGCCGAGTTGGGTGCCGGGAGTTGGCGGCAAAAGTTTCACGATCCCGAAAATCCGAGAACTCGCAGAGGGCGGCATCGTGACAGCTCCGACGCTCGCAGTCATCGGTGAGGGCGGCGAATCAGAAGCGGTGATCCCGTTGTCTCGATTCAATGATTTCGGTGGTGGCAGCACGGTCATGAACGTGACGGTGAACATGCCGGTCGGGTCCGACGGCAGTGAGGTTGTCGCCAGCTTGCAACGCTATGCGAGGGCGCACGGCGGCACGGTGCCGATCGTCACCGGTGACCTCTGATGGCGACGTGGAACTGGGCGCTGGACTTTCAGCCGGTCGATAAAGACGGCGGGCCGAATCCGGCACCAGTGCCGGTGTCTCGGGTGCGTGGTGCGTCGATCAAGTACGGCGTGTCAGGGGATCAGCTGGGTGCGTCCGGCGGAACGATGGTTCTCGAACTCGACAACACCGACTCGGCGTTCACTCCCGATGGTGGCGGGACGTACGAGAACGCTCGGTTCTTGAATGTGCTCGTGAAGCTCTATGCCGACGTGACCGGTGCAGGAGCACCGAGTTGGACGCACGGCCCGCCCGCCGTGTTCACCGGGGTCGTGTCCGACGTCCAGTTCACCTACAGCGACACCTACGACGCCACGGTCAAGGTGACGGTCGTGGATCTGCTGACGATGCTCGGCACTCTTGTGCTTGACCGGGAACCCGTAGGGTTCGAGTTGGACTCGGCTACTGACGGCATTCTTGACACCAGCACTCTTGGATTCGATCTGCGAGGCGGGTTGTCGCTTGACTCGAACCCGACAGCCGTCGTGATTGACCAACTACTCGCCGCAGCAGACGCTGTCAGCCCGCAGGTCGGTCAGACCAGCGTCGTGAACCCGCAGGGTGACACCGGCGAAACGCTCCAAGCCATCACGGACTACCTCGGAACCGCAGGTGCTCTCCTCAACTCAATCAACGCTACGACTGGGTCGAGCATCTACGTTCGGCACGGGTTGCCGGTGGACGGCACGCATCCGTATAACAGCCTCACATTCAGAGCGCGTGGGAGAGAACCGCTGAGCGATGCAGTCACCGGCGTCATCGGCTTCACGCCGCTCAACCTCTGGGATGCTCGCCTCGCAACCTCAGGCACCGAGCCGCACTACATCAGCAACGTCGAACTCGCCACTGGATCGACGTCGTCATATACGCAGGCGCTATACACCCGCGCTGGCGGCGAGCAGCAACGGACAAGCTCTGGCCTCGATGAGTTCGGCGGGCGAAGCATCAGCCGCAGCGACCTTCTCAACCTGACCGACGAACGCACTCTCGCCGCAGCTGAGGCGTTCCTCGCCGAGTACGGCGCAGATGGAGCACCGCCATTGAACGTGCGGGAAGTTCGGATGCTGCCGATCGTTACTGGCGACAATGACGGCTGGCAGCTAACTAAACATTCCACAGGAGAAACCACGACCCTGTCGATGCGTCCCGAGGGTTCAACCTCGACGCTTCAGTTCACCGGCGTCGTCGTTGGCGTGTCGTGGGCGATCAGTCCGAAGGCGGCGCAGATGACCGTGCAGATCGACCAAGCGCAGCGCCTCGTTCACTTCACCCTCGACTCGTCGGACTACGGCGAGCTAGACACCGACACACTAGGATACTGACATGGCCCCAGCCGGATATAAGACTTTCGTCGCAGGAGCGATCCTGACAGCCGCAGAGGTGAACACATACCTCATGCAGCAGACCGTCAACGTGTTCGCCGACTCGACGGCACGGGACGCTGCGATCACCTCGCCGAGCGAGGGGCAGGTCTGCTACGACTTGTCGACGAACTTCATCCAGATATACGACGGATCAGCGTGGGTAGACATCCTCAGCTCTGCGGGAGCTGCCACAACGAACAGGGTCGAGCTGGTCAAGTTCACAGCGACCGGCGTCTTTAGCAAAGCATCATACCCGTGGGCGTCGTATGCCGAGATCACTGTTGTGGGCGGTGGCGGCGCTGGCGGCGGCGCAGAAAACAACGGCTTAGCGGCAAATGACTACGCGGCTGGTGCCGGTGGCGGTGGTGGCGGCACAGCGATCGTCTACACAACGCTGGCAAGTCTCGCAGCAGCTGAAACCGTGACGGTCGGTGCGGGCGGTTCCGGCAACATAAACACCGACGGCACCGACGGCGCGCAGTCATCGTTCGGAACCATTGCAGTAGCAACAGGCGGCACTGGCGGACAAGCAGGGCCAGTCGACACTGTTTCTCGCGGACAAGGTGCGACAGGCGGCCTCGGCGGCATTGGCACAACAGGCGATCTGCTAATGGAAGGCACCAGAGGCGGCCACTCATGGATCAGTTCGGGCGAAACTGGGTTTAGCGGTGGCGGCGGTCTGTCGTCTTTCGGCGGCAACATGAGCAGTTTGGTCACGCCAGAAAGCGGCGATCTATCAGGTACTGGCGCAGACGGCGCAGTGCCCGGCGCAGGTGGGGCTGGTGGTATGGACTCCAACATCATCAGCGGCACCGGCTTCGCAGGCGGCGACGGCGCTGACGGCATCGTTGTCGTCAAACTGACCTAGGAGCAGCATGGCCGACCCGATCAACCTCGCCTCGATCTACGACACCGAAACGCCGAGCAGCGACGAATATTTGCGCCGGATGCGGATCAAACGCGACACAATCCTCGGAACCTCCGACTGGACCCACCTCACCGACGCAGTAGTCGCCGACCAAGCCGCCTGGGCGACGTATCGGCAGGCGCTGCGTGACGCGCCGGAGTCGTGGATACCCGGCCCGACGTGGACGCCGCCCGACCCGCCAGCGTAAGGGACTGACATGCCGCCAACGATCGTTACTCGTGAACAGTGGGGTGCTCGCCCGCCGAAGCGTCCGTTTACGCGCCGTTGGCGTAAAACGCAGGGCATCGTCATTCACCATTCGGGCGTGAAGGGCGGACCGACCGGGGCGAAAGCGGTCAAAGGGTTCGAGCGCCACCACATGGACACTCGGGATGGAACGCGATCGCGTATAACTGGCTGGTCGACGTTGACGGGCGGGTGTTTCATGGGCGCGGGCCGGGGATCGTTGGCGGCGCAACCCGAGGCTACAACTCGACGACCGAGTCGATCTGTTA